CCACCAGATGCATCAGGCAGTAGTGATGTTTCTACTGTTACTGTGTTTGTTCTAATACCAGATGTGCCGTTATCTATTGCACCAAAACCAGAAGTTATACTACCTGAATCTAGAGCACCTGTAGACACTAGATTAGGCATTGCTGTTATTTCATCATCAAGGTACGCAGCTAGTGTTTGTACAGTTGTTTGACGCATTGTACCAGCATCGTTAATAATTAAACCATCACCATCAGCTATAGCTGTTGTACCTACTGTGCTATCACCATCCATTAAATTTAATTCAGTAGTTGTAGCCGTAACACCGTCAAGTATATTAAGCTCTGTTGCTGTTGATGTAACACCATCAAGTATATTTAATTCAGCAGCAGTTGATGTAATACTAGTACCAGATATTTGTAATGTGGTAGCATTAACTTCACCACTAGATCCGTAAATAACCGCTTTACTATTTACAATGGTACCTGCACTTGATCCGTCTACTAAGTTTAACTCTGCACCAGTAGATGTAATAGCTGTGCTTGCATAGTTTAAGTTACCTGCTGCTATGTTTACTTCACCTGTGCCTTTTGGTGTGAGATCAATATCTATGTTACTATCTGTACCAAAAGCACCTACTACAACAGCATTTCCTGTAGCAGAGTTAGTAACCTCTAGTGCATTAACAGCAGATGTTGTAGTTTGAAACACAACCATCTCATTGCCATTAGCATCTGCTATAAAACCTGCATCAGCAAACTTAGGAGCAGTTAATGTCTTATTAGTTAGTGTTTGTGTTGCTGTGTCACCAACTAAGTTAGAACTTGTTGTTGGCAGCACAAGTGTAACATTCCCCCCAAATGCACTATGAGCAGGAGCAGTGATTTCTGCATAGTGAGCATTTGCACTTTCACAGTAAAATCTAACGGCAGATACAGATCCACCATTCTTTAAATCTATTACTCCAGACTCTATACCTACATTACCATCTATTATAACTTGACCTGTTCCTTTAGGTGTTATTTTAAGACTGATGTTTGTGTCATCACCTGTAGCAGATATTTCAGGTGAGTTACCTGTAGCAGCATTAGTAATATCAAACTGATTGACTGCTGAAGAGGTTGTCTGAAATATAATCTGTTCATTACCGTTTTCATCACCAATAAAATGTGCATCATCAATTAGTATGTTATGGCTGTTTGTATCTAAGTTGCCACCTAACTGAGGAGTGGTGTCCTCTACTATGTTAGATAAACCTGCACCTGATACAGCTAAACCAGCTACTACTGTGCTTCTGGTAATCTTCTTTAGTCCACCACCAGAAGTATCTATGGCTAAAAATACATCATCATTAGCTACAGTAGATATTTCACTTAGATCACCTACAGCAGTTGGGTTAAAGTTTGTACCATCTGCTATAAGTAACATACCAGAAGTGTTTGTACCCATAGTCAGGTCATCACCTGATATAGTTAAGTCACCTGCAATTGTAACATCTGCACCAGAAAATGTCAACGCTGTTGTTGTACCTGATTTAACAATTAAGTTACCAGAACTGTTAGTCAATGCACCATACTGTGTGCCATCATCTTTTAGTAATACATCTGCACCGTTTGCATCAAGAACAACATCACCTGCTGTATCTATTATTAGATCACCTGTATCGTTTACTATGTATGAGTTTGTGCCACCATGATATAAGTTAAGATCCTCACCTGCACCTATTGTAAGTCTACCTGTAGCACTATCACCTGTAAGATCGTCTGCATCAGCATCTACATCTATCTTTACCAAACCACCTGATGTTATATTAGATGAACCATTATCAATGTTACCAAAGCCAGAAGTTATGCTACCAGAATCTAATGCACCTACTGTTGTAATATTTGATGTAGTATCTAGATTACTTTCTGCCCATGTTTCTAAGTCAGCAAAAGTAATCTGCTTCATTGTGCCACCATCGTTGATAATAAACTTATCTGATGTAGCGATTGTTACACCTGTGGAAGCAGAGGTGTCACCATCCATAATATTAAGTTCAGCAGCAGTGGTTGTAATAGTTGTGCCGTTTAAACTAATAGCATCTAAGTATGCCACACCATCTAAATACAGATCTTTAAACTCCGATCCACTAGAGCCTATATCAAATGCATCATCTGTAGATGGTGTAATATTAGTTGCTGCTATAGTAAGCTGTTGTCCCGGTCCTAGTTTAGTTATAGCACCACCTTCTGCTGATGTACCATCATGCGTATGCCCTGATGTGCTAAAGGCAGTTACAATGGCATCAAACTCTCCATCAAGATCGGAAGCATTAATTATATTGCCATCAGCAATGTTGTTAGCAGTATCGTTACGTGTATATCCTGTTCCCATTTTTAATTACCTTCTTGCATGTGTAGCATATTCCAATGTCAATGCGTCAAGCGCATATGGAACATCTGTGTTATTGTCTGCTTCAAACTGTGCAGATACTGTATTTCCTGATCCTATTGTCTGTGCAGAAAATACTTTTTGTAATTTAGCCCCATAGGTAGCTTCACCAAATACAGCTATGCCATAGAACTCTGAAGATCCACTAGCAGCATTTGTAAAGGTAACTGCTGGCATGATTACAGATCCACTTTCATCAAAGTCAAATTTTAAATTTAGATCAAAGTTAACTCTACCTTCAGGCTCTAAATAAAACTGTGCTTTATATATTGTCTTTCTAAGTCTTGGATCATTAATTGGATAAAATGGTGTAGCAAATGTTGTAGCTATATTGTTACCATCAAAGCTAGATGTATCATTTTCCATTCTATGTAAGAAACCCTCTTTACCAGAAAAGATAACAAACTCTGTAGTGCCTGAGTAAACACTGGCACATGCTGTCACCTGTATACCTCTAGTTTCTGCAAAGTCAATTACAGATTCCTCACCCGGTGATGCAAACTGTGTGAATATTATAGCCTGTGCATTGGGCCTAGTAAAATTTACATTCCAACCAAATAATCTATATTGTGATTTATTACGTATAACTAAACTAAAAAAGTCCGTGTGTAATTTTACAAAATTATTAAACGTACCTTGTATTTTTTTAGTTATGGGTGCTAAACCAAAGTCACCGATACGTTCAGTAGCACTAAGAAGTCTTAGACCATCAGGAGCCATAAAGACAACATCACCACCTATCTCTTGCACACTGTCAGTCTGTGTACATCCTATGTCACGTGTTATAGGCTGTAGGTTAAATGTTGCTAATGCATCACCATTTAATCTAAATATAGATGATGTAGTAAATACTATAAGCTGATCTCTAAAACTTTTTATTGCAACAATGTCAGCATCTAATCCTACACTACCAGCACCATTACCACTTTCAAAGTCTGAAGTTGTAAGCGGTGCACCAAAACTTAACACTCTACCTTTACCGTAGAATATGTGGTTTTTGTGTGTGGCAACAACCTTTGCACCTATTACATCTGATGGTGCGCTATCTAACACAGTGAATGTTGTACCATTATACAATGCAGGTGCATTTGCTCCGTCTACTATTACAAGTGTTGCAGTTCCTGTAAAGTCTACTTCATCAAAACGTGTATTAACTGCACCTTCTCTATCACTAGATATAAAAGTTATAGCTGCATTATCTGCTGGACTACTTGCTAGTTCAGGATGAATAGTTATGTTTACTTCTTTAGTTCCTGAATGAGAATAAGAGGAAACAGTAGTTTCAACTCTGTATACTTTATCTATACCTGCAATTGTAAATACATCACCTGCTTGTGGAAATGTGTCAAACGCATCTGCTACTAATGTTGTACCTGTTTGACTAGCACCGTCAACTAATGGTGTGCCATAGTTAGGTTTATTTATTTTAGTATAACCACTACCTGATGTTTCTACTAAGTCAGCATTCATGGCAACAATAGCTTTAGCGTTAAAGTATGTCATACCATTTGCATAGTTAGCTGTAGTAACTGTAACAAACGTAACCACTGCACCATTAGCAGGGCTTGAAGCTAGAGAGCTAGTAAGTGTTAATGTAACTTCATCTCTAGCAGCATTGTAACTAACACCACCTGAAGCTACTGTGTATGTGCCAGATACACCATCTATTGTAAGTGTATCACCAACAGCAGGTGTAGTGTGTATAGCTCTTAATGCTAATGATGTGCCTGATTGAGATGCACCATTTACAACTGGATTGCCATATGGAGCTATAATGTTACTGTCAAACTTTTCGTATCCCTGTATACGTTTGTAACCTCCATCAATAGATGGTTCATAGTTACGTAGTATACGTGCAGAACCGGGTGCATTGATAGCCTGTTGCAATGGACTAAGATTAGTTATAAGCCCACCTTTAAACTCTATTCTAAAAGTATCCCAAGCGTCAGGCATTATAGTGCATCCAAGCTAGATCCTGCTGTTGTTCTTGCAGATCCTAATCTACGTCCACCTGTACTTGCAGGTATCATATATGATCTCATGTAATGGTATCTATTTATAAGCATAGAACGCATTGCTTTAATACCTTCATCTGCTCTTTCTTTTAGTAAAACTGCATCCTGTGTATTACCTCTAAACATCAAAGCGTAAAACATAGCTGCATCTACAACAACATGTCTAAACCTATCTGGTATTACCATTGTGTCATCATGTGCAGATAGATCACTTTGAAATACATAGTAATCAAAAACTAATGTGTATGCCTGATCAGGTGGTTCTACTAAACCATACTTTAAATCAGGTCCATGAAAAACAAAACGTGG